GGACACACTTAAGATGAACAATAGGCACAAACTGGAACTATTAAAGGAAAAAGCTAAACGAGACAAACGAGCTAAATACATAGATGACTTTGAGCTTTTCGCAAAGGAACAGATCAGAATCATCACAAAGAACGCTAGTCAAGGCTTTGTTCCATTTGAATTCAATGATGCTCAACGAGCAATCAATAAACAGATAGAGGAGCAACGGAGCAAAACAGGCAAGGTAAGAGCGATTGTACTAAAGGCACGCCAGCAGGGTATCAGTACCTACTGCGCTGGCAGGGTTTTTTGGAAGACCTTTTATACTCCCTACACACGTTCTGTTGTAATGGCGCATGACAGTGCGACCTCCGATGCCCTCTTTAATATGAGTCGAAACATCATCGACAACATGGAGGAAGCCCCCGCGCTTCAAAAAAGTAATGCTAAAGAAATTCTTTTCGAACATAATAAATCAGGTTATCGTCTTTATACAGCTGGTTCTAAAGAAGCTGGAAGAGGCACGACTCCTACTATTGCACACCTATCAGAAGTTGCATTTTGGCAGTTTGATGAGCAGATCCTTGCTGGAATGTTTCAAGGAATTAGCCAAGAGGCTGGGACGGAAGTAATCCTAGAGAGCACCGCTAACGGAGCCAGTGGAGAGTTTTATCGTCTTTATCAGGGTGCCATGAGAGGTGAAAATGAATACATACCCATTTTTCTACCTTGGTTTATAACTCAAGAATACCGAAGGGAAGCCCCTGAAGGATTTGAGTTGACTCTGGAAGAGGAAGAATTGGTAGAAAAGTATGACTTAGATAACGATCAACTATATTGGCGTAGACTAAAAATAGCCGAGAGTGGTGAAAATAAGTTTAAGCAAGAGTATCCAGCAAGTCCTGAAGAGGCCTTTCTTGTCTCTGGCAATAGTGTCTTTGACCAAGAAGTTCTTACGGAATACCAAGTGGCAGCACCAGAGTATACGAGATCATACGATGAAGGAAGTAGCTACTTTGAGGATAACCGTGAGGGGCATTTAGAAATCTGGATACCACCCACGTTTTCAGAAAAGTTTATAATAGGTGCTGATGTAGCCTTAGGTGTAGGGCAAGACCACAGCACTGCAGTTGTACTCAACACAAACAGAGAGGTCTGTGCTTTATTCAGGGATAATCACGTAGATCCCAGTTTATTTGGAGATATGCTATTCTACCTAGGAAGATACTTTAATAATGCTTTACTGGCAGTAGAAAGTAACAGTCTGGGTATTGCTACTCTAAATAGACTAAAACAAATGAATTATGTAAACCTATACTATCAGACTAAGTCGGCTAATCTTTCCAATGAAGAGGGGTCTAAACCTGGCTTCAGAACTACTGTGTCTACAAAACCAATGATAATTGGAAATCTTAAACGGGCCATTGAAGATTATGACATCGACATAAAGTCTGACATTATCTTGTCTGAGTTGAAGACCTATGTGGCAAGTGAAACTGGAAGTACAAATGCACTCCCAGGAAACTATGATGATACTGTGATAGCCTTGGCAATTGCTTTAGAGGCCTATAGAACTCATCAACATAAACTTACAAATGATAACATATCTTGGAGAGACAGGATAGGAGAAATACGGGAGGATCGAACACAATGGCTATAGAAACCGAGAAAAAGCATCACCCAGGCTCTGAAAACCTTAAAAGTATTACCTCTACCGAGATGGCCAATGAGTACAGACTACGAGGTCTTGAAGTCAGAAGGAAAAATAAAGAAAAAAGAGAGCTTGCTAAACAAACTATTGTAGCTATGCGAGAACTAGGTGACGAAGCTCCAGACGCACTTGAAGCACTCAAGTATGTCTTAGTACAAGCTATGGAAGAAGGGGACACTGAAAATATTGTAAAGGTGGCCTCTATTCTTGCAGAATATCAAGCACCTAAGTTGTCTCGTCAAGATGTAACTCAAACTAATATTGATGCAGCTGATCTGACCGATGAAGAGCTAGAGGAAGAACTTAAAAAGCTAACTCTACAATGAGGATTCCTCTGAAGTCGGGAGATGAATACGATGCCTTGACTAAGTTTAAAAGGTATTGTAATTGGCGTCCAGGACAAAGAAAACGAATCAAAAGAAAGTATAATAAGAG